TGTTTCGTTTATAAAAAAATGGCAATTTATCCCATCTGGATTTGCAACCTCACATTATAATCACCAAAACGCCGCGTACACTTTCCCAAAACCAAAAGTACAAGTTAGCAAAAAAAAGGGGGCTATAATACCCCCTTTACATATACCCTATATCTGTGCGCCTAGAACAACGGCACTCTGTGGTTAAACACCAAGAACACACCAGCATCTGCGGTGTACGTAGACCCATCTACAAATATCTCTCCATCGTCATTAAGCCCTACATAAACAGTATGGCCAACAGTATAACTTAAACCAGGACCAGCGCCAATAACACACAAAGGCACTTGTATAATCGTTCTTTTGCTTGGATATAACGGTGCGCCATCTATAGACTGCAACAATGCTGGCAACTGTGCTATTTGGGTCTGAGTAAAAGAATTAATCGAGCAACAGCCAACCAACTCTAAGTACCTGCCCACTTTTCTTACTTTTAAAGTCTCAAAGCCTGCGCTTACCATATCGGCAGTTGCAGGTATCCAAGAGCCACTATAGCGGGTGTCATAAATCGTTCCTGGACTCGCGGCTAACAACACCGGCTTATATGCATAGCCATAATCTCCCAATTCCGTAAACCTCGCTTTAACAGCCTGTGCGCCATACTGCTCTACCCTCGCCACTCGCTTAAAGTGCACATTCTTAGTACTAGCATCTGCGCTAGTTCTTGGAGATGGGCTTACAACCGTCTCTACAGGTGTTAGACAAGGGTCAGTTACGGTAAGTATATCCCAGCTTTGCGCCTCTACCTTATACACTTCGCCTCCAAGAGACACATAGCCTTCTGTAATGCTGCTTGTGGTTCCGCTATTACTTACCCGGCATCCGCTTAAAATTGCGTTTTCTTGCCCGGCTAGGCCCCCTATTCCTTCTGCAAGGTACTGGTAAATCAAATTAAGATCGTGGGCCTTTAGTTTAAACCCGCCACTGGGGTTTGGTATGTTAAATTTATTCATATTCTATCAAAAAAGTTTTGTCTGCTAAATTATATCTGTTGACATAAGCAACTATTTGCGCCTCTAAAGCGCTTAGCTCTGTAGGCACAAACACTATATAGTCTGCTTGGCCGTCAGTTTCGCTATCGTGGTAAATTACAGGAGCTTCAAAGTCTTCAACATCAAAGGAAACTATTACCTCTCTTGGCTCTAGCTCGTTGTCATAGTACAAAGTAATATCCGGAAACAAGTCTCCAAGCGTTACCACCCTTATACGCCTATCTGTGGCATCAAATAGGCTATTTAATGTACTCTGCAAAACACCTTGCTGGCTGTTATATATCACATTGCTGCGCCAAAAATGCGCCTTAGCGGCAAAATCGTCTGCTATATCTTGTAGCGGTGCCAATAGTGACCATATAAATGCCACCATTTGCTCACCCCTGCGCCCTCTTTCCAGAAAACGCCCAAGCCATTGCCTTATATTCCAGTTATAATTCTTTATCATTGCGGTATATAGGTTAAGTTGAACTGATCTACGGTATAATAACCACTTGCAGGGGCATACTCCCTAGTTACAGTTGTGTATGAGCTTGCTAGGTTTGCTTTTGCCTGCAAACTTGTTATATCAAAGTCTATTACTCCGCTTACAAGCTCCCCCGCATCTCTTAGCCTGTTTATGTTTAAAACGCCATTAAAGAATATATCTTTTAAAAACGTGTTTAAAGCCCCTTCAAACACTGTTTGAAAAAGCGTTTAAATCCAGTTTACCATCGTAGTATACATTACCCGTAATTCTTACATCGTCTGGGTCGGTGCTAATTACCAGGTGTTGTGTGCCTGCAAACTTTATTTGCCTTATATAGCTATCTAGCGACACCAGCTCTTCTGTACTTAGCGGCTCTAAATCTCCATTTACATCTTTAGCCACCTTTATATTTAACACTCTTCCAAGTGCAACCACAGCTACTTTTTTAGCTATCTTAGCATCCTCATCTTCTATAAGGTAAACCAATCGCCCATTTTGTTCCACTAGTGGGTAGTCGTATTGCCAGTCTAGCACCTTTCTTGCGTACCACGCAGCCGTACCGGCTATGGCAGCTTGCGCTGCTTCTTCTAGCTCTTTCCTGGTCTCTTGCCACAGCTGCTCTTGCAAGTAGTGTGCATAGGCTACCACTCTCTTAAGGCCTTCCCACACACTTACCCTACTGGTGGTAGTTATGCCATCTAGTGTGCTCTCATTATCTTTGGCAGCCTGTATAACTGCTCTAATTTCTTGTTCTGTTCTCATTTATTTATTAATTTTCTTTTTAAAAGGCATCCAATCACTAAAATCACTCCAATAAAATCTACCAAGAAACCTTATATATTGATATAGCTGCCTAGCATCTTTCTCAGGCACTCCAGACATTCTTGCATCTCTATAAAACAACTGATCACTGTGCTTTCTGCTTATAAATTCAAGCTCCCCGCTAATTTCATTATAAATCCAACCTTTATTAATATAAATATAATCGTGTGGCAAGCTAGCTCGAAGCAATATACCGCTTCTTGTGTAACCAAGAAATGTCCAGAAAATTCTAAACACAGTTGCGCCATCCCATACGAAGCCTTTTTTAATTGTAAGAAGATACTTCTTGCCATTATTTTTCCACCAAAATTCATGATCGCTATCTAAGTGAAATTCTTTTTCGCTCAAAGGCGTATAATCGACTTTAGGGCTCCAATAGTGCAACGTGATATTTTCCCCTATTTTCATATATAATTCTCCTTTATTTTTTGAATCTCCAAATATCTCATTACCGTGCCCATGTGGCGCGCTAGCGAAGCGTGTTCAGGCTTAAGAAGTTACCTCTCTGAAAGCCTCCCAACCAAGGTAGGCTATATCTACAGCCAAAACGCCTTCAATGCGTTCGAGAGCTATGTCGAAAGGGCCTACAATGAACCTATCCTCTGGAAAGAAAATCTCCCAATCTGCGGGTATCGCTATGCGGAGACCTGTCGGGGTGGGGGGTGTAAGGTCTATTTCAAAGGCGGAGGGGTCGAGCTCCGCAATAGTATAGTCGAGGTCTGCTAATATATCAGGAAACTCGTTGAGGGCATTTTCGCTCGTGGCAAATTTGCCTATGTGTTGCCCCGAAAGCATAGGCGATGCATAGAAGATATTAACTCCTACTTTAGTCCCGTTGTGTTCGTTTGTGTTTAGTATTGCGTATTTCATGTGTGTTATACTTGACGGCCAAATGCTGTTTGAAGAGCTTGAACGATATTATAGTGGTCCGTTTCTTGGGCATCCGTTAGAGCATTTCCCACTCTGAAATAGCAATAGTTCATCTGCTTGTAAACCGAAAATGCTAATGTTTTAGACATCTGTGCCCCGATTACAATTTCTTCTGTCACTCTATTATATACAGCTGCTGCTGTGTAAGGGGACAAAGTTTGATTAACAGCATTTAATCTATATCGTATTGTTGTTGTACTTTCTCTGCTAAGAGAATACAAACCTAAAGCATTTGTAAAGTTAGGCCCAATAGCTATTCCTTCTGTAGAAAATCTATTTCTAGTGTCTTGAACAATTCCAAAACCCTGGGCTGAATTTGGAGAGCCTGCTTGAAAAAGAGTGTGTGAGCCTGTAAGTATATTATTTCTCGAATAAATACTAACCTGTTTATTGTAATCTTCCAAATAACTCACATAGGCGTTTGTTCTAACCGCCTGAGAAGTGCCATTTAAATGTACACCATTTGCATCGTGTGTGGGGCTTCCTACATAATCAGACTTCATGCTTGAATTATTATCAAATGGGTACCTTGCATTCCAAGCATGGTCTGCTGCATTTCCTCCAATATCTAGCTCTATTTTTGTTGAGCCTTGGAAAATTCCCGCCGTAATCATGTCATCAAAATAGGTGTATAAAGCCGTAAGTTGTGCCCCCGTTGGCGGATTGGTTAGCTTGCTTAAATATTCGTCTGCCCAATCTACAGAACTCATATTACGAAGGTCTATAGTCTTATTTGCATTCACTATAATTGTAGGTATAGCGTTCCCAAACCTGTCAATAATATCCACATTAAACGACCCTCCCCCCGCAGCCACCTTCACCACATTCCCCACTACACTATCGGGCACTATGGGCGTGTCGTCCGCCGCGTTGAGGAGTTGAATGTCCTGTGGAGCTTGCGCCTTTACATTCAAAAACGCACCCCCGTTCAGTGTCAAGACCGAATCCGAAACAACTTGCTCCGCCGTGCCTTCGGCCTTGACGGCCTTAGTATGCAAGGTAGCCCCCGCCGAATCTTTTACGGCAACGGAACCGTCTCCAATCGGAATATCCTTGTTTCGCCCGATTTCAGGGCCACAGAACGCAAAGTAGCCGCCGCGCTATCCTTCAATACCGCCGTGCTATTTGGCGCGGTTACGTCGGCTGTTTCGGTCGCCTTTATGGACACCGTATCGAGAACCGCCCCGTCGATATCCTTCAACACGGCCGTGCTATCCCCCACCGTACTATCAGCCTCGTCCTCCGCCGCTACGCTCTTAGCTTCTATCAGTGTGCCGTCACTACGGCGCACGTTTACTACACTATTCGCCACGCGCCAAAATTGGCCGTCTTTCGCTCCAATTAACCTACTGGTAGTGGCTGGCCTTACTTCTATTTCTACATCCGCATCTCCACTCTTTACCGTATCCCAAACAATATTGTTTATTATCACATCCACCGGAGGCCTATTTACTACCAGTGTTTGGTTCTTTACCACTATAGTCTTACTGTCGTACACTTCCTCATCCTGGTCTGCTATAGTCAAGCTTATATTGTCGGCTACTATTTCAGAGTTTATACCAGCTGGCTTAGTTTCCGTTTTCAGGGTCTCATTTAAACTATTTTTAAGCACCACATTCACTGCCGGCACTTCTATAGTGCTGTCGCTAGTGGTTACTACCTTGCGCGCTAGCTCATCTGCCGGCACATTGGTATTAACAACCACAGCTTCTATAGGGTTTGCCTCGCCTGCCCTTGGGGGCACACTTGTTTTAAGCCCTACCTTACCAACTTTCTTTATGGTTAGTTTTATACTCATGGGGTTTGCACATCGTATAGTATTACTTGCTCTATCGTAGTTTCTCCATCTATTACCAGGCTAAAATTAGCCGTTAATCGCCCTGTGTTCCAGTTGGCAGTGTCTGCTGCACTTACCGTAAGCACCAATTGGTTTGCTTCTTCTCCTGGCTCTATGCCTTCGTCTATTATTAGCGTAGCCACATCCTTCTTGTTCACTTGCAATAGCACCTCTACATCTTCTAGCTCTGTTATAGCTATTGGCTCGCCAGCTGCATCGGTAAGGTCCACTTGTAGTCTTAGGCTTTCGCCTTTATAAAATTTCTCTAGTATCATTTTATGCCCCCTCGCTTAATATTCCCACCGCTACCAAAGCCTCATATATCGCCTTTACCCTTCCTGCTAGCTCCGCAGTAGTTACTGTCGATACTTCATAGGTGTCTTTACTCGAAGGACCAGTTGGCGCAGCCCAGCCTGTGTCTGCCACTATAGTGTCTTGCTTGGTGCTTAGCCCATTGGTAAGATCAGTGTTCGTAATCTTAGCATCTAGCGCAGCCTGTAGCGCATCTACATCTGCTATGGCTATAGCCAGTAGCGCTTTAGTTTCTGCTATTGTCAGAGCTTTAATCTCTCCACTTGCTAGCCTGCCCACTATTCTACTTGCAGGCACTGTAATCTTAGTCACGTTGCCACCATTGTCTTTTATTAGCATGGTGTTGTTTTCGTTCAACACACTAGCCTCTAGCTTCACATTGTCCAAATGGGCAAAGTTGTTGTCTATCTCGTTATTGGTAAGGGGGCTCCCTTTTGTTGCCCTAAGTGTTATTGCCATTATTTTAATTATAATCTTCTAAAAAGTAATCTTCCAGTGCGTAGCCTGTTAATGGGGCTACTCCATTTACCCCACTATTAGGGGTTTATTTTTTACGTTTTCCAAGTTGCGCATGGTTACCATGCTATTGTCGCTAAATTCAGGAGCCGGTGTTCTAATCAAAAGCTCTTGCCCTGCATACAGCAAGTCATCCATACCTAACGTATTGTCGCTACATATTAGCACACTAGCTGCCGCATCGCCATATTCTAGCAGCGCTATATCTTCCAATTGCTGTCCGTTGCCTACTTTAATTGTCTTCATTCCTTACGCTCCGCTTGTATGCTTATTTCGCCTCCTATATTACTCACCTTTTGATTCACCCAGTTGTCAGCGTTTAGCTGCCTATTTACCATAGCCAGATCTGCTCTATCTGGCAGCCTCTTTTTGTTTAGCTTCACTATGTCCATGCCCGCCAATGGATCGTACTTTATTTCCCCACGATTTAATATACTTAAATCATAGAGGTTTTGCAGGTCGCCATCGCCAATTTGCAAGTCTCCATTTTGTATGGCCAGTGTGCCGTCTTCGTTCTTTAGTATATCCCTAGCCATGTTTTACTTTGTCGTTTATTATTTGGGAAAAATTCCCAGTGTCAAATACCGATAGAGCCGCCAATATACCAGCCTTAAAACTTGCACCACCGTCACCAGGTGCCACAGGCGCATTTTGTATGGCCGTTTTTATCTGCTCTAGCGCCGCCTTTAATTTCTCTAGCTCTAGTTTCACTTCGTTACCCTTTAGCATAGTATAGTCAGCTCCTCGCAGCTCTACTACTTCTGGGGCTATTACACTTACTATATAGTATTGGTCACTTCCCTCTATGTTTCCAATCACCACCGCACTACCCACCGTTGGCCATAGGGTAAATTTACTGCCACCTATAACCGCTGCATAGTAGTCTACTTCCATATCCTGTATCCCTAGCGCTTCGCAGCTTAACCTTACCACACCCGTGCTCTTGTTCACGCCCAGCACTTCTGCAAGTAGTAGAGTAGGCTTAGCTCCTTTACCTGCTAGCCTCTTTATGCCTTCTGCTATAGTATACTTGTTTCTTATGGTCATTGGGCTATTAGTGTTAATTGGTTGTTTTGGCTAAGCCTAGGGCCTAGCGTTATTTCTCTCCTATATCCTTCTACTCCTATGCTTGTCTGTACTTCATCCACATAGTTGGTAGTTTCGTTTATTTCGTAGTCCGGCGCTTGCACATAAGCCAGCATACCGGGGCTAATTACCGGCAATCCGAAAGTAGTTATACTACCCTCAAAGCTATCTACCTTGCTTTCTTCATACAATCGCTTGGCATATTCTTCTACCTGTGCTTGGGTTAGCCCTGGTATCTGTAGCTCTTTTGTATCTCCTTCATTATCTCCTCTAAATTTGGCCGTTATAGCCTTTCCATCAGCTTGTCTGCTACTCACTCTTACCCTTATTTGTTTGTCAGAGGCTCTAGTGTAGCTCAAACTATTGGTAATTACATTTCTATTTAGCACATAGCGCACAGCTGCTCCACCTTGCGTGCTCATATATTGCGTGCCCACCATTAGTATATTCTGCACCTGCCCCTCTACTTCTTTAAACCTAAAGTTACTTTTTAAGCCATATACTTCTTCTATTTTGGCCAATACTTTGGCCGCTGTGTTTTCGTCTCTAGTAATGGCAAAAGCACCCCCTAGCGCACTATCTAGTACATCTAGCACGTAGTGCCCTGCATGGCCTTGCACCACTATATCTTGCACAATGTATTTTACCACATCGCTTACTTTCCCTCCTTTAAAAACCTTCGGCGCTACTTCGTGCCTTTTAAGAATATACATCTCATCTTCGCACTCAATTTCCATAGGCACTTGGGGGTTAATGTTTCTTACCCAGCCAGCAAATTCCAATCTCTTAAAGTTTTCGTCTGTGCTTTCCTGGTCATAGCGAGCGTACACTCTTACTCTTTGTCCGCCTCTCACCACATCTTGCAGCGCTCTGCTGCTGTTATATTGGCTATTGCGTATATTTATCTTTTTAGCCAGGCTTATTGTGCAAGTGCTTGTCATTTCTTTCAGTAGAAAGGTTTATCTTGCACTGGTTTGCAAATGGAAGTGCCAGCAGCCCTGTGGCTCTGTTACTCCCTATCAATATTTGCACCCTAGGATTAAGCATTGGTTAGTAGTTCTATTTCTATGGGGTTGTCACTTACTGCCACTATTTCAAATGGCTGCACATTGCTAAAACCATCTAATCCGGGCAATCTTACTTCTTCTATTACTATAAATTCAAGTGCTTCGCCCTGGGCTATTGGGCCCTGCCTTTCAAACCATCGCCTTACGGTTTCACTCACGAATAGCAATTGCTCATTTATTCCAAATACTTCTAAAAGCCTTGCTGTTTGTTCGTATGGCAGTTCGTCTCTTTCTTCGTTTATCAAAAAGCCTTTAAAAGTAAGCTGCCAGTCGTCCATGCTTATAAATTCCTTTACTGTGCCATTTAGCCCCAGCATTGGCGTTTTCACTATATTCTTTGCCCTGGTAATTTCCAATATAGTATATGGGCTAAGATTATAAGGCCCTGTTTGCGAGCTTTGGAATTGAAACCTATCTACCAGCACCGCCCCGTGCATATTGTCAGTAAAGTCTGCCTGGTAGGTTTGCTGGCTAAAGCTTTGCTCTCCTCCTTCTAGCAGTACCGCATCCGGAAACTTCTCTACTGGCACACCTTGTCCAAGGCCTTGTTTGGCCGTAGCGAAAAGAGGCGTTTGACCATATACGCCAAACACCTCTTTAAATGCCTTGTTTATGTCGAATTTTACTTGTGCCATGTTTTAGATTGTTACCGACCCCTCGCCGCTGTGTCGTTTGTTTTCAAAGTGCAACACCCACTTCAATTGCTGCCACTTTTCTACCCACACATCGTCCGGCAGCTCTTCCGGGTGTGGCAGGTGAAAATGATAAGAAAGAAGTCCATTGATCTTCCTTACCATATCGTCACCGCCTATGCTCGACACCTCGCGGGAGGAGTCAATTAGTTTTTTAGCCTAGCAGTCAAAAAGGTTACATTGCCGTTCATTACCACCGCCGCAGCTGCGCTAATTTCCGGGTGCTGTTTCTGCCTTTCGTCACCGGCTACAAAACAGTTGGCTATTAACAAGTCTCCTGTTTCCACAAGCTTCTTGTCCATGTACAGGCTCATTGCTTTTGCCTTTACCTCTCTAGCTGGCTCTTTGTAGTAGGCTATGGAAACTTCACTGTCGTTCACATCTACTTCTATTTCAGAAATCTTGCCGTATTGCTTATCAAGCGCGGCTTTTTCTTCTGCTGTAATTTGGCCAATAAACATTGGGCCAGTTGGTTCTTGGTTTGCTATTTTCTTTGTCATAAGTTTATAAATTATCCTTTAAATACTTTTGCTTCACTTGCCCAGAAGGGTAGAGTTACTGTAAGAGCTTCTGCATTTCCTCCACTTACTTGCTTGTCAGCTCCGCTAAACACTACACTAGTAAGGGTTTCTTTTACAAACACACCATTTTTAAACATACCAATGGTAATGCTAAATGGTTTTAACCCCAATACAGAGCCGCCGCCGCTTACTTGAAGGCCTAGCATCTCTTCCATTAGCATGGTAATGCTTCCTTCTACATTGTAGTTGCCTCTTACGTGGCCTACAGATTTTCTGTTACCAACCACACGCACCGGGTTTACATCCTGGCTCTCGCTGTAGCTTAATTCAGTTATACCTGTGCTTACTCGCCCTAGTAGCGACACCTGCACATCTGCGGAGCTATATCTCACTCCATTAATTACTATATCTGTCATGTCTTAATTGTTAGTTGTTAAAGGGGTTTGTAAATCCAACACTTACTTTAATCTCTCTTCCTATTGCCACAGGCACCGCTGTAATCTCTATTTCTATAGGATCACCTCCCAATAAGTTAATTGTTGGAATATAGGCATCTATGCCGCCGCTTAGGTCGCCATCCGTACGCATTACATCCAGTGCATCTATTGCAGTATCTTCTAAGTTTGCTTTCACATTGGGGTCTAGCTCTCCTGTAGCCTCATCTACTAAGAATCTGCTTTTCACCCTAGGCAACACCGCTACTCTTGCAAGTCTTTTCATTTTGTCAATTGTACGGTTGTTTTCCACGAATGCGTAGTCACTTGTTAGCGCCACACAGGTGTGCATATCGTTAAAGTATACGCCGTCAAAACTATCCGGTGTTTCTGCGAAAATAAATCCTTTCTCATCCAGCGTGTCTAGGTCAGCATCGCTATAGGTGCTTAGTTTAGTACCAGAGCTAAGCCCTGGGTTCAAGAAGAAACCTCTAGCAGTGTCTTGCAAGTTAAATTCTGCTACAAGCTCACCAGCATTTTGGCTTACAGATGCTTTGGTAAGCATCCCCATAAAGTCACCCACCGCAGCGTAGTGATCATATATAGCCTTTAGCTTGCTTATGTCATTATCCGCAGCTATTACCACACTTACACCAGGTGCATTTAGTGTTCTTAGGTCTGCTGCACTTCCCACCGTACCGTTGTATTCTCTACCTTCAATCACGAAGCTTACCTCTCTACCTTTACCATCTTCAAACGCCTTAAGAGCTTGCGCCTTTGGAATAGCGGTCAACACGTCTGCGTCTAGTCCATCGTCTAGCGTAGCGGTGTAGTCATCTGCTGGGTTTCTAGCAGCTGCTATAAGCTTTACTCTACCTTTGCTGTCCTTGCTAATCTTAGCCGCATAAGCATTCTCCACGTCTAGCATTTGGGTAAGTGTTACCGTTTTCGCCAACACCATAATATGAATTTCCGCTTGCGGGTTTCTTGCGTACCATCTGCTTACATGGTGGTGTATTAATGTGTTGTTAGTGTCGTCATAAGCCGCAGTTACTCCTAGTGCTTCTAGGTCTGCCAGGCTCTTTAAGATATACACTGTACCAAGCACCAATTTGTCCGTTACAGCTACGCCGTTGGTTACAAATCCTGCCACACCATCTGTGTTGGGAGCTACTCTACCCAATCTGCCCTGTAGGCGTGTTACTTCTACTTTACTTCTTGCCATTTTCTTTTATTAAAATCTTATAACTTTTATACCATATTTTACAAGCATAAACAAACTTCCTAATACACTAATTCCAGTTAGCAGATATATCCACCGTGGAATTACCTTTACTTTTACCTCTTTCACAGTCTCCTTATTTTCGCTGCTGTACTTTTCTATTGTTTTCAACNACAGATCTATTTGCCTTGTCTTTTGCCTCGCAGCTTGCCTGCTATGTTTCCAAACTCGTCCATCCACACTTTCAGCTCTGCATTGCCTTGTCGGCTAATTATCTTTACCGTGTCTTTTAAACCACTTTTAAAGCCTGTTTTAAGCATGTTTAAAAACGAATCGCTTAAACCCTGCTGTACTATTTCACCTGGTAAGTATATGGTAGTGTCTCTGTAGCTTTCTTTGTACACCGTTTCTCTTTCCACAATCGTTTTCTTAGGCGAACATCCACTAAGAACCACCCACATCCACTCTGCCACTAGCAGGTAAAAAAAGAATCGCAGTATATGCTTACTGCCTATTTGTTTCGTTTTTATTTCTGTTGGATAAAGGCCCATCTGCTTACTTTATATATTTGACTTATTAATCTTCTTTTCTTATACACCCCGTCACCTTCTCTACTTCCTGCCTCATTGGTGTTTCCTTCTACTGTTTCCAAATACTTCTTGCCCCACCTATGCACAAACCCCACATGGGCAATCCTTTTCCTGGAGGGGAAGTATATCCCGAAGACATCCCCAGCCGCAGGACTTACGCTCTGCTGCTTGTTGCCCCTGCTCCAAATCACTTTCCCGCTCGGGAACCACGCTGGAGACCATGCACTCTTTACCGCCTTTACTCCACATTGCTGGAACGTCCACGAAACAAAAGCTGCGCACCAGGCGTGCCCTTTTCCGAAACCCACCGCTCGCAGGTAAGCTTCCACCCTTTCCCCATCGTTGCGCCCTGTAGCTTCTCTTACCCCTATTTCTTGTATGTAAGTTGCTTCTACGCATTGTTGCCTGGTTAAAGTATCACAAATGCCTGCACTGCCATACATAGCCAGTAGCAGAGAAATGCTAAGTAATATCTTGGATAGCATGTTTCTTTGGTTTTAAATTCTGCATCAAATAAGCCACTCTTAAGGTAGTAGTCTAGTGTTGGCCAAAATAGCCTCATATACACCTTGGTGGTAAAATGGAAAAAAAGGAAAGCTACTGTGGCAAACACCATGGCTTGTAATATACCCGGGTCATCTGCTCCCGCCGTTGGGTCCCAAAGCCTAATAAGGTAAGAACTACTCACCCATATTACTATGGCTGCTGCTAGGCTTGCTATGTCTTTTATCCATTTCATATTTTACTTTCTAAAAGGTGGGGGGCATTAAGGCAACCCCCCTTTGTGCTCATCGTTTTTTCCCAATTAAACCCGCGCACGCCTACTTCACGTTTCTATTTAGTGTTGCTGCTGCTTGGGGACTCGAACCCCAATTACCCCCACAAACAAGGGCGTACTACCAATTATACTAAACAGCATCTCCTTTGTTAATTCTCTTGTAACACGCTGGTCACAACAAAACTTCCATTAATCAGTTTCGCACTGATGTTAAATGACTTGTTTGCTAATACAGTTACAGCATTGCCTGTAATACCTGTACCTAGAGTTAACACTCTATTGGTGCCATCTGCACTCGCTCTTACTGTTAAGTTGCTTCCGTCTTTCAATTCAGCATCTAAAGTAAGGTTAAGCGTGCCAGCAGCACTCATTTGTGAGATAGTAATCACTGTCTCGTTTTGCTCTACAGTAGCCGCCATAGTGCCGGCTGCTGTTACCGCTATTGATGCGGCTGGTCCAAATGGAAAATCTGGTTGTTTCATATTATTGTCCGTTTTCGTTAATCGCTTTTATACGTGCTTCCCCTGCTGCTATTACTGTTTTGGCTCTCTCGCCATTCAAGAGGGCATCTACTTCCTCCACTGTGCTACATGCCTCTATAGCCGCTATACGCTCTCCTGCGCTTAGCTTAGCCGGTACTTCTTCTGTTGCTTCTTCTTCCTCTGGTTCTTCTTCTTGCTCTGGATCTTCCTCTGTTACTTCTTCTTGCTCTGGTGCTTCTTCTTGCTCTGGATCTTCCTCTGTTACTTCTTCTTGCTCTGGCGCTTCTTCTTGCTCTTTTGGCTGCTCTTCAGGACCATACACCGGTGCATTTCTGTGCATCACATGTATAGTGTCGTCCTCTAACCATTTAGCGTGCAGTCTAGCATCACCAGGCTTGGTAAAACATTGCAAATCCGTAGTCACATAGAAAGTGTTTATCTCCGGGTTTAGTTCAAAAGCTTCTTTTACTTTTTCTTGCATATTTATATTTTTATGTTGTGGTCGGTCGCGACCGACCATTACTCTGGCCGCTCTCCGTACGGGTCGGTCGCTCGCGACCCTATCCCTCCTACCACCCCAAGCCCGACATTCTCATGCCAGGCTACAGGGTAGACATTCCTTATTTATTATCCGTGTGCCTCTACTAGAGCTACCACGCCTTTTTTGTCTTTTCTGATCTTACCACCAGCTCTTACCATGGCACTAAACATGCTTCCGTAGTATTCTGGCTTATCCAAAGCGCTGTATACTTTTATACCGCCTTTAGCTCTGTTCACCCATCCTTTGTACCAGAAAAGGGCTGCTAGGTTGTCTGCTGTTGCGCCAGCTGCTCCTAGAGCTTTCTTTACAGGTGTACCATCATTGGTGTACACACCTACAGAACTTCTTACGAAAATATCAAAGCCTAACAATCTTCCTATTTGGCCTTCAATTAAGTTGGCTCTGCCAATTTTGTCTGCTTCTACAAAGCCATCAATTAGCAACAAGTCTTCTAAGAACTCCGCTGGTATTACACAAAATCTGCCATTCGTTGGCACATCCATTCTGTTGAAGATTGTGTTTACTGCTATAAAGTCTGCTTTCGCAACTCTTTTTCTAGTGCCACTAGCACTTGGAGCGCTAGCTGTTCTCGTGCTAGTGCTAGAAGTTCTAACAATGTTAGAGCTTCCATTAGGTAGCCATAGGTTAGCAAAGAAAGTAGCTATCTTAGTGTTCAATGTGTCAATGTGATCACTCAACACATTTGTACGCTTGCTATAATTAGTTTCTATTTCTTCGATGTCCTGTATAAGTGTCGGGTCGGTAGTAAACTCGTTTAAATCGTAAGAGTTTTCATCGTCCTCGCGCTTGGTAATCGTTGCAGGCAATTGAGTTCTATTTATCTCTACCACAGGCAATGCACCAGCTACAGGATGTTTTACTGTTTTCCCTTCTACAAATGCGCTATCGTCTTTCGCGTTCATGTAGAACTCGTTGTTGGGGAAGATATTAGCTTCTATGTCTTTTGCAAAGATTATAGTAAGCGGTGCACCTGCTAGCATTACCTCTCCGGCACTCTTCGCAAACATCTCTTCCACTCCAAATGCCACACACACTAACACTAGTGCTGCGATCAAAATTCCTTTAAAATTAAAGTTTTTCATATTCTTTTTCTCTCTATTAATTGCTTTCTTTGTAAAACTCGTCAAACAGGGTGTTGTACACTTCCGGTGTTTCGTTTTTCATTTTCACCAAACCTTTTGGGTCTTTAGTTTCCCAGTCTCTGATACTCCAGTCCGCCCTTGGGTTTCTGTCAGAATTACCGTTGCCTTGGTTTATCACTTTGTTAACGTCAATCTTAGCGGTCATGCTTTCTAGAGCCTTAGAGCCATGCTCAAAGTCTGCTTCTAGCACTTTTTCCCAAGCTGCTTTATTATCAGCTCCAATCTTGCCCACCTTCACAGCGTTGTCTAGCACCGCAGTAATTTGTTGCTTCTTTTGGTTGGAAATCACGCCCTCCAACTCTTTAATTTTATCGGCCTTAGCAGTCAATGCCGCTTCTACCGTGTTTTGAAAGTCCTGATCAGAACTCTCTTCGGTAAGCGTATGGCTTACCTCAAACTTGTTCAACAAGTTTAGGATCGGTTTTTTCATAGTCTCTTTTATTGGTTCAATAGTCAAATGCTTATTATAAATCGCCACCGCTTCTGCTTCGGTCACATTCTTTGGCAAAACAGCCTTTATAGCCGCTGGGGCTATCTCATCTACAAGATTTAAGTCTTTGGCTTGTTTTGCTGTCAACCACATGTCCTTGCCGCTCTGTAGCCACCCTCTTACTTCTGTCTCCTCTTTACCAGTGCTAGCCACAAATGCAGCTACTATCTTGTCTTCTTCTTGCCTTAGCAGGTTACCCATGCTTTCCATAGCATCTGCATCACCTACAGCACCCGCCTTAGCCCTGTGTATCATTAGTCTGCTGTTGGCTGTCATTATACGCTTGTCGCAAGCTTGCAAAAGCACACCAGCCATACTAGCTGCCATTCCTTCTACTATTCCTGTAACCTGTGCTTGGCTGTTTTTTATTAGATCGTACATGGCCATGCCTTCTATCATGCTTCCGCCACCACTATTTATACGAAGCGTTACCGCACCTTTAGCCGCTAGGGCTGTAAAGTCACTTTTAAAACTCTTGTAGTCCACTTCGCCATCTTGCGTGTCTGTGCCTATATAACCATAGAGGGTTATCTCACCAGATGCCATGTTAACTACGTGTATTTTGCGGTTTTTCTCCATAAATCTTCCACAAAATTGCGCCCCTGCCATTCAACTACCAAAATAGCTTTCATAATATATCGTATATCAGCGATAAAATACCTCCAATACTTGTATTTTATTTTACTAAAAATAGAATTAAAAGCGTTTATTATCAACTTTGCACTATATATGGCTATAGGAAGAAAAGACAAAGAAGCACTAGCATTTGAGTTGTTCATGCACACCGACAAAACACAAAAAGAAATTAGCAGAAATAGCACAGGTGGCAGAGCCTACTATTCGCAAGTGGAAGGAGAAGGGCAAATGGGATGAGCTTAAATCAGCCCAAACACTTACCGCTGGTAACATTATACGCCAATTATATCTTCGCTTAGACGACCTAACCAAAGAGGGCACCAAACTAGATGCCGACAAGATCATTAAGCTAGCAAACGCAGTAGAGAAGCTTTCCAACAAGCAAGCTACTATTTCACAAACTATCAATGTTTTCAAGGACTTCATAGGCTACTGCATGGAACGCGACCCCGAGCTAGGGAAGAAAATTAATGAGTTGCAAAAGAATTATATAAACAACAAGATTAATGGCTGAACCAATCAAAAAGCGGGACCTGCAAGAGTGGTTAATGTTTTGCGAGCAGGTGCAGAACACTACCAATATTCCTTTCCAAGAAGATGAGAACGCACAGAAGCTGCGCAAAGCCAAAGCACTATCCAATTACAACTATTTTGTTAAAACATATTTCCCACTATATGCCGACAGCGACTGTGGTTATTTTCATATAGCAGCGGCAAACAAACTAGCTGCCGACAAGAATTGCTTTGCGGTGCTAGAATGGCCTAGGGAACATGCCAAATCTGTACATGCCAATATTCTTATTCCCATGTGGCTAATGGCCAAAGACGAACTTACCGGTATGATTCTAATGGGTAAGAATGGAGACGATGCGGCCAACTTGCTTTCCGATCTACAAGCACAGCTGCAATACAACCAATTGTATGCGCACGATTTCGGGCATACTTACAATATGGGTAGCTGGGAGACTGGCGATTTTACAACCAAAACAGGCATCCGATTTCTTGCCATTGGCCGCGATCAATCACCCAGGGGAGCGCGTAAGAACGAGAAAAGGCCAAACTACGCCGTAATAGACGACATAGACGATGATATTCTGGTAAACAACCAGCGCCGTGTTACAGAAATAGTAGAGCGCATTTTAGGGGCTCTGTATTTTGCCCTAAGTATAAAAGGCGCTAGGGTAGTAGTTGCAGGAAATAGAATACACCCACAATCTGTTTTGGCTCACCTGGTGGGCGACACCAAAGCAGGGCAGCCAAAAAGAGAAGGCATATACCATAGCAAGGTGTATGCTACCGAAAGTAAGCCGGGCAAGCGTGCCTATATTGGCGAAGCTGGCGCAGCTCCTGCATGGAAAGAGCGCTATACACTACAGGAGCTAAAGGCCAAAATGGCAACTGCCGGACTACTTATGAGCCGTAAAGAGTTTTACCACGAGCACACTGTAGAGGGCAAGATTTTCAAAGATAAATACATGCAGTGGAAGCCAATGCCTGCGCGCAATTGGAAAGATTACAAAGTAATTATAGGCTATTTTGACCCCTCTTTTGAAAACAAAGTTACCTCCGATTTTAAGGCTGTTTCTCTCTGGGGGCTTAAGTGTTTTCCCAATTCCATAAAATACGAGAAGCATTTACTTAGCAGGTTTACAGAGCGTGCAGAGCTTGGCGATGTATACGCGTGGATGGCCAAACAAGAAGAGCTATTACCCGCGGGCACTTCTATAATCTGGTATATGGAGCAGCAGTTTTTCAATCGCCCAGTAAAAGAGGCGCTAGAAAGATTTAACCGCAGCAGGGCAGGCAAGCCACAGCTATACATTACCGTAGACACCAGGAAGAAAGGCGACAAGTTTTCGCGTATAGTTAAAATGGAAATGGAGTATGCAGATAGAAATGTGTATTTTAATATAGACGAGTTTCACAACACCCACATGATAGAGGGTAACAACCAACTTAAATCTATAGAGCCTGGCTACAAAACACCAGACGATGCACCAGATGCCGATGAGGGAGCTTGGCATTATATAGACCAACACCTGCCAAGCGTAGGATTTGCACCAATTATAGGCGAACGTAAAGATAGGAGCCACTTTTAAACCAATGAAAATGAAAGACCAATTAGATATAATCAAAGCATGGGCAGGGGCAGGAACTATGCTGCTAATCCAGCATTTCGGAGTGCTACAGGATGTAATGAGCCTTACACTTATTAGCCTTACCTGCATATACACAGGTTTTAAGGCGGTAAACGAATACCGCAAAATGAAGTCAAAAAGGGAGGATAAAGAATGAGATTCTTAATTAAAAGAGATTACGCCGCTCAAATTAGAGAGCATGTAAAGAACATAATTGGTGGTCACAACGATTACACCATAGAAGATGCAGAGGATGCCGCCATTGAGCAAGCAAGCAGTTACTTGCGTGGCCGCTACAATTTAGAAGCCACCTTTCCTGCACTTCCTATTTTTAGCACCACCGCCCAGTACAATGAGGGTGACTATGTAGTCTCTACAAGCGATAGAATATACAAGGCCTTGGTAGACGACCCTGGCACCGATCTATCAGATACCGCAGACTGGAAACCAGAGGACCCGAGAAACAAGCACCTAATTACTATCGTAGTAGACCTTACGCTATACTTGCTGTTCACCAACACAGGCAGGCAACTATCAGAGCTGCGTGTAAAACGATACGATGATGCAATTAATTGGCTAGAGAAAGTACAAAAAGAAGAGCTTTCTCCAGCATTGCCACTTATAGACGAAGACAAGCCAAGCGGCCAATATTTAATGGGAAGCGATACAAAATATAGAGACAGATGGTAAACGACATAAACAAACATATACGTGGCAGTAAGGTAGGCAAGCAGTACTACCACGCTAGCGGCAGCCCTTTTAATGCCAGAATAAATAATGAGCAATATGCAGCGGTAAAAAAAGACCCGGTAAATGTAATTGCACAACTAGTGCGAAACCAAGCAAGCATATTTAGCCGCGAAATAAAAAACTGGAAACATGCCAGGGCAGAGTCAGAGGATGTATACAACCCACGCCGTACGCTATTGCAAGAGCTTTACTCCGACATTTACCTAGATGCCTTTATTCAGGGAGTTATCAGGAACAAAAGGATCTTGAAGGTAAGTAACAAGCCTTTTAAAATAGTGGACAAAGAAGGAAAGGAACTGGAAGATATAACCAAGATGTTACAAAAAGGCTGGATGAACGAATTTATAAAGCTTTCTATGGAAAGCCGCTTTTTTGGCCATTCCCTTATATACTTCTGGGAAATGAAGGGCAATGAATTTAGCAAGGTAAAGCTAGTGCCGCGCAAACACGTGCTACCAGAATTTAACAAGTGGATTATAAACGAAGGTGACATGCAAGAGGCTGGCTTCGATTATACCACAGAGCCTTTCTCCCGCTACATGGTAGGCGTTGGCGCACAGGACGACTTAGGGCTTTTAAACCCTGCCGCTCCGCTGTATATCCTTAAAAAACACTCCTGGGCAAACTGGGACGAGTTTGAGGAGATATTTGGCGTGCCTATGCGTATCGCCAAAATAGCAAGCAACGACCCCAAAGTAAGAACAGAGGTGGTGCGTTGGTTAGAGGCTATGGGTAGCGCTCCTTATGGTGCATTTCCGATAGATACGGAGATAGAAGTAGTAAATGGCAACCACACCGATGCTTACGAAGTATTTGACCGCAAGCGCAAGGCCGCCAACGAGGAGCTAGAGATTCTGCTACTAGGTAGCCGCTCTCTTACTAGCGAGCACGGAAACTATGGCAAAGAGAAAGTAACACAGGAAGAAACCAACGAAATAATTATAGATGACCAAGCATTTATGCATGGTGTAATCAATGAGCAAGTGTTTCCTATACTTCGTGCCAATGGCTACCCAATCTCAGAGGGCGCGCAGTTTACGTGGGACGAACAAGAGTGGCTAGAACCAAAAGAAAGGCTGGATATTTTCAAAGGTGCAAAAGACTTAGGCTATACTCTGGACAAAGACCAGGTGCAAAAAGACCTAGGCGTAGAGCTTACAGGCGAAGCAGAACCAGAGCCACCAACTCCACAGCCAGAAAAACCAATCCAAAAAGCTATTAACAGCGTAATAGAGCTAAACAACCAATACTTCGGAAACAATGTGTAAACCCTGCTATATAGACATACTCAACTCCGTAGAGGGTGGTAGGCAATATGCCCTGGCATATAAGGAAGAGCTACAAAGCCTGGTTGATTTCTTTTGGGGCAAACGTACTTTTAAATACGATTTAAAGAGTCTTCAAACAAGCTTTAAAGAGTACCGAGAAAATGCACTGGCACAACTAGCATGGGGAGAGCCCGAGCAAATGGCAGGCAAACACCTTAGCCAATGGAAAGCGATGGAGCGCAGCCTAGCAGACTTTGCGATTAAAAAGAATTACAGCTTTGTAAACCTTGTAGCGGCGCTAAAAGATAGCGCCGCTACCAAAGAAGCTTTTGCAGAGGAGTTTAAAGCAGCCCACCGCACCTACTACCAGCATTGGCAGGAAGTAGAAGCTACGCAGGTGCGACAAGTAGCCTTTACCCGCAACAAGTGGGAAGAAATACAGGAGTATGCAGATGTGCTGCCTCTTATTACTTACAATGCCATACAGGATGAGCGCACACGCCCAGAACACGCCCTACTAGATGGCCTAACCCTACCAGCCACGGACCCATTTTGGGAAAAGAATATGCCGCCAAATGGCTACAATTGCCGCTGCTTTATAACCCAAGACTTTGAGGGCGAAAGCGCAACTATTACACCAGAGCAACGAGCATTTAAAGCAGATGCAGGGTTTAGCACCAATTGGGGCTCCGGCACTTCTTTTTTCCCAGCAAAACACAACTACCTACAGGTAGATATAGAACAAACCAAAGATTACCACCAAGCCTTAAAAGAATTACTACAATGAGCAGAATGAACCTCGACTATATAATCAACCTGATGGATGGCAACTTTAACCGCAACATGCGTGCGGCACAAGGCCAAACAAGCAGGCTTGATTCTCAATTTAAAAAACTTGCCGTAACCGCCGCAGCTGCGTTCAGCATTCAGACAGCAATGAGACTTGTGGAAGAGTCTACACAGGCAGCTGCTAGGTTAGAAGCGTTGGACGTTAGGCTCAAAACAGTAAGCAGTAGCACTGAGCAATATAACGAGTACGCAGCAGCTGTGGCCGACAATGTGAAAAAACTAAAACTACCTATTGAAGAGGCTACCAGTGCTTTTGGCGCATTTGCCGCAAGCACAAGAGGATCTGGACTAGAAGGCCAAAAAACGATAGACATTTTTAGGGGCTTCTCGACTGCTGGTCGTGGAATGAAACTTAGTAGCGCTCAAATGAGCAGCGCACTAACAGCGATTGAACAAATGATGACTAAAGGACAAGTGAGAAGCCAAGAAATGGTGTTGCAACTTGGCAATGCTATGCCAGGCGCATTGAACCAAGCTGCCAAGGCTATAGGAGTAACGAAAACAGAGTTTAGTAAAATGATGGAGCAAGGCAAAGTTGACGCAGAAAAATTCCTGCCTATTTTTGCAGCACACTTAGAAAACCTATATGGCCCTGGTGTAAAAGACGCTGTGAACAGTTTACAAGCCAAAATGGTTGATTTGGAAAATCAAACACTTACCACCATGGCAAAGATAGGCAAGAGCACACAAGGTGTTTACTTTGCTTGGCTTAATATT